AGATTGCTCGTAGCGGGTTGTGTCATGTATATGTTCATAAGCGGTAAGATAGGTTTAGAGGAAGCGCAAGATATTATTAAATAATATAATGAACGAATGGCTTACTCAGCATTGGGCAGAATTAATGGCATTATTAGGAGTTGGAGCAACAGGAGCCGGAGGAAGCGTCCTTGGACACAAACTAATTGACAAACAACAAAACGCTACCTTGAAGCAACACGACAATAGACTAGATAATCTAGAAAAGAAAGTTAATACGATAGAGAGTGAGGTAAAAATTAATAGTACTTCTGATCAACAATTTAGAAATGAAATAGGACATAGGCTAGGTAGTATAGAAAATTTAAATAATAAAATTTTAGAACATTTATTAAAATCAAAGTAGTATGGCACAAATGAAAGTAAAAGTTGATTTCTTACATGATGGTAGACAATTTAAGGTAGGGGATATTTTAGATGTTTCCTCTAAAGCTGATCAACAACACTTAATTAAAACAGGACAAGCTATTCATGAAACATATGATTTCGTTAAGAAAGAAGAAAAGCAAGTTGTTCAGACTAAGGAATTAAAGGTTGAGGTAGAAACCAAAGAAGAAGAGGTAGATGATATTGATTCTTTAAGAGAACAATATTTAGATAAATTTGGTAAAGAAGCCGACAAAAGATGGAAAGAATCTCGTTTAATTGAAGAATTAGAGAATGATTAATTATACTATTTCTGATGCGAGTGGACAAAGCGATAGTTTTGATTATTTAACATTAACTGAAATAAAGAACTATCTGAAGGTAGATAACTCTACTGATGATGTTCTTATTGGTGATATGTTTCAAGCTGCTGCTTCTTATATAGAAAGGCAATTCAAGCAAACACTAAGAGACAGAGATATTGTAATTCAATACGATTCTACAGAGAAATATATTGATTTATTGTTTTCTCCTGTAACTACTATTACTAACGTAACTTATAATACTTTTAATTCAGATGGTAGTGGTACGTTTACTGAATCTACTGATTATTGGACTTATGGATTAACTAATAGTAGAGCAAGAAGTTTGGTTTTAGATTTCAAGAAATCATATGAAACAGTAAACATTTACTATAATTCGGATGGATCCTCCGTCCCAAGTGAAATAAAACTAGCTACACTCGCTTACATTAAGGTTATGTACGATAATAATAGAAATTTCTTTGATAAGGATGTACCTACGGCGCCACCCACAGAGACAATTCAATTAATGTCTCCGTACAAACCTATTGTAATATGAGGGAGAGAATAACTATTAAATCTAGGACTTATACTACAAGCACAACAGGACAACGTTCTTTTGATGCTGAAAGTGATGTACTAAGTACTTGGGCAGACATCTATCAAAAGAGAGAAGATAGACAAGATTTAACCGGAAATCAAAATGTATTAGAAGGAGTTTGGGTTTTTAGAATAAGAAACGCTCAATTGGATCCATTGTTAACTAAATCTAATTTTATTAATTGGAGGGACAAGGATTATAGCGTTGTTTCTATTTCTGCTCAAGAGAGTTATCAAAGAATTATTGAACTAGTTTGTAACGTAATAGAATGAGTATCAGTTTTAGAAGTAATAGTAATAAATTTAATGCTCATGTTTCATCAATGTTTGCAAAGAAGAATAAAAACATTGAAATGGCATTTAACAAGTTTATTGAGGGTTCAAAAAAAGAAGCTGAATTAAATTTAGTTAGGAATAAATCTGTTGATCAAGGAGATTTAAAACAGAGTTTAAGAGTAAAAAAGAAGATTACTCCAAAAAAGGGAGGCGAATGGAAGTTGGTTGTTGATTCTGTTCACGGAGCATTTGTTGAGTTTGGAACAAGAAAAAGAGCAAATCCACCATCTAGTTTGTCTTCATACGCTAGTACATTTAGAGGAATGAAGGGAGAAGGAGGGGATGTAATAAAAAGATTAACAGATTACTTTATATCTAGGGGTTTTAGTGAAGATGGTATTGGAATTGCTATAATGGATGTATTGACAAACGGAACAAAGCCTCATCCATTCTTTTTCCCCGCTATATGGAAGAAACAGGCACAGTTATTTAAGGATTTGAGAAGAGAAATGAGAAAAAAGAAATAAGCATGGCAGCATTAACAGGAAATAAAATAAAGGATAGTTATTTAGGTTTATTAAAAACCACGGATAGCGGAATTTTTACGTCTAGTCTTATTAGGATTACTGATGGTGGAGGAAATGGTTCACAATTATATCTCTCAAATACTGCAATTAGATTTCATAACGCTTACACATTTCCAAATGCAGATGGAACTTCGGGACAAGTGTTATCTACGGATGGTAGTGGTACTTTGTATTTTACTGAGTCATCAGATAATCAAACTTTAGAAGAGGTATTAACACAAGGCAACACAACTACAATTGCTATATCTAGTAGTGCTGATATAACCACAACTGCTCAATTTAACGGTGATATAAATGGTGCTTTACTTCAAAAAGTAAAAGCAGCAGAAGTATTGTCAAAAGGTGATGTTGTATATATAAGTGGAGGTACGGGTGATAATCCCGAAGTAAGTAAGGCAAATGCTAGTGATTCTACTAAAATGCCCGCTCTTGGTATAATGAAAGAAAGCCTCAACAATATTAACGATGAAGGTGAATGTATAACTAGTGGTGAGTTAACGGGATTAAATTTAACGGGATTTTCAACGGGTGATGAGTTGTTTGTAAGTTCTGCAACTGCGGGTGGATTGGTTGATACTGCACCAACGGGAGAGGCTAATTTAATACAAAAGATAGGTAAGGTAATTAAAGGAGGTAATGGAGGAGCATTAACGGTGCTAGGAGCATTTAGAGTAAATGCATTGCCAAACTTACCAACGGGAGTTATTCTAGGAAACGGAACAAGTGTGGTTAGTGCATCAAGTAATTTATTAATTGCATCTGATGGTACTATTACATTATATCAGCCGAACAATGTACCTACAGATAAGAAAAATTACAACATTGGTGGAGGAAATATAGCATTAAATACGGATGGTTTTAATACGGGTTTTGGAGAGGGTAATTTAAGTCAAGTAGGATTTGTAGGCAGTAATAATAGTGCTTTTGGTTATCAATCATCCTTTTCTATGACAACGGGAGATAATAACACATCTGTTGGTTTTCACTCATTACTTAGTGAAACCGTAGGTGCTGATAACACGGCTATAGGACATTATTCATTGTTTAATTCTAATAATGGTAATTATAATACTGCAATAGGTAGCTATTCTCTTTATACTAATAGTTCGGGAGGACAAAATGTGGCTTTAGGCTACGAAGCATTAAGAAATAATACAACTAGTAGCCACAATGCTGCTTTAGGATATAGAGCATTAAAACTTAGTACGGGCGATCATAATCTTGGAGTTGGTTATAATTCGGGTAATGCAATTGTAACGGGAAACAATAATGTAGTTATTGGCTCAAACACGGGAAGCACAATTGATGGATTATCTAATCGTATTATTATTTCAGATGGAGCAGCTAACATTAGACAATTAATAGATAATGTTGGTAAGCTACAAATGCCCGATTACGGCAGCGGAACACATACGGGAACATTAGCCAAGACATTAGCAGTTGATTCTAGTGGTTATGTTATTGAAGTAGATGCAACTACGGGAACTGTCACATCAGTAGCGTTAAGCGTTCCAACGGGATTAACTGTTACAAATTCACCAATTACTACAAGTGGAACTATTACTATAGGTGGTACACTAGGTGTTGCTAATGGAGGAACGGGAGCAACTACATTAACGGGTATTTTATTAGGTAATGGTACAAGTGCTATTTCAGCAGTTACTGATGGAACGACTAGTGGACAAGTGTTGTCTACTGATGGTAGTGGAACATATTCATTTATAGATGCTGCTACAAGTGGAATTTCGGGTTCGGGTGCTGATGATCAAATAGCAGTATTTGATGGTTCTAATTCAGTATCTAGTTCAAGTTCTTTTCAGTATGATGGAAGAATATTAACTCTTCAAGATGGGGTA